CTGCTGAACTGGATAACGGTTTCTATATTCAGCCGACGCTGATTCAAGGCCGCAACGATATGCGCAGTTTCCAGGAGGAGATCTTTGGCCCGGTTATCGGCGTCACCACCTTCAAAGATGAAGCAGAAGCGCTGTCTATTGCTAACCAGACTCAGTTTGGCCTTGGGGCAGGGGTATGGACGAGGGACACCAATCTGGCTTATCGCATGGGGCGTGGTATTAAGGCCGGTCGGGTGTGGACCAACTGCTATCACATCTACCCTGCGCACGCTGCATTTGGTGGTTACAAACAGTCCGGAGTCGGGCGTGAAACGCATAAGATGGCGCTTAACGCCTATCAGCAGACGAAAAACCTGCTGGTGAGCTACAGTACCGCGCCGCTGGGTCTGTTCTGACCGAGAGTTTTTATTCCGGATAACCCGCAATCTTCAGCACTGATTGCGGGTTTATTCTTCCATAAAGAAAGGGTTGTAATCAGGTTTAATCTCCGGAGATTTTATTCGCCATAGACCGCAAATATTCACGTTAGCCTCGGCACGGTAAATAGAGTGGAGTTCAACGGCAAAAACACCACTGGCGGCAACGCTAAGCGCTTCTTCATACCCGTCTTCTGCTCTCCGCTGACTGACATCCGCATGTGCTTTAGCGAGGCGATTATTGTGCTGCTAGCCGGACCGTTGCTAAAGAGACTATGCACTCCCTCACTGCCTGTATTGACGGTATCAATGATTCAATATCTTATAGCGAATAAACAGAACCCGCTGCGCAGCACGGTTTAATCAGAAGCGATCCACCTTTGAGCAAGGATAAAAAGATGAAGTTGAAGTCAGGTATTGCTTTCATCATCGCTGCCGTCGCCTTTGGCACCCAGGCGCGTGATATGAACAGCATTCAACAAAGCGGCGAACTTAGAGTTGGCGTGCCGGGAGATTACGCGCCGCTGGCGTTTCACAATAAAGTGATGCGCGGCGCGATAAATGGCGATGCTAAAGCGCGATAAATGCGAGCATGTTTGGGTTTCTGATACAGAAATAGAATTACAAAAAAATCCCCTATGCGGGGATTAGTTGTTACGGTAACGAAGATGGCGATGAAGGTATTATGTCACCTGCATATTTCCCACCAGTACCAAAATTCATATCAAAAAGGGCTTGTTCAGACGCAACAAGTTCAGCAAACGACATACCTGAAGCATCAATATCAACAAAGTGAAGACGGTAGAGTACATAGGATTTGCAGGCATTATTCACAAGCGCACCAAACCCCGACGCCGCGCCCCACACCGGTAAATCCTGGTAGTAAATAGATCCAGTGAAATCATCTCCATTTTTATCCGATTGCAGACTGAATAGCGACGGGCCTGAAGATACTGCGTTCGGCAAATGGGCTACGATCAGGCGGTTTGTTGAGGGGGAAGTCTGCGACGCGATCAGCATTTCGGTCGCCTGAGTTGCAGGTGTTCCACTCCCCACTCGCGTTACATGATAGTGTGCAAACACGGCAAATTTATGATTATTCTGTTGCTCGGCGATGTACGGCATGATGCCCGGACAGGTAAACCGCCCCCGATGCCCTGCGACCTGATTCACAAGTGATACGATCCCATGAATACCGCCTTTGGTTGTCCGTTCGTACTTCGCTTCCGGAGCGCTTCCCGTGGTCACCAGTGTGTTATTCCAGTTAATTTTTAACTCGTCATAGGTCTTACCCGTTAACGCGCTGGCCTCTTCCTGAGCAAGGTTCGTAACCCCTGCAACAGCAAAAAGCGTGGAAAAATCAAAATCTGCCGGGATGTAAGCAGCATCAATTAACAGCAATGACCCATCGGTCAGCCCTGGATAGGTAGGAATTTTGGGCAGACGCGGGTCAGTAAAATTCGCGCCGACTAAATCAAAAACACTTCCCATGATTTGCACCTTTATTTAAAGAAAAGATTATTTGATAAAATACCGACAATCCCGTCACGCGCCGGAACTGCCCCAAACCCATCCCCTCCAAATGCAAGAGCATGTCCTCCTGCCTGGCTCATATGGGTGATATCAATCGCCACTTCTGACCACGTACCGCCGTTATTGACCAGAACATTACCCACCGTGCCACCTGCAATCCGAAGGTAATAATCGGCATGACTGCCACCAGTTGGTAATCCGGTTGTACTCCATGTACCAACATAGTGAATATCTGATGTTGTCAGGCTGCCGGGCAGCACCGAGTTGTTGAAGAATGACCAGGGCAATACTCCAAACTGTTCTGCCACCTGCTTTTCAGTCATGCCCGGATGTGTCGGGTCTATGGCATCCGTCGCCGCAGACAACATGATTTCGTACACCACGGCATGACGGCCCGGCAGAATGCGCCGGTACCACTCTGTCAACTCATGCAGGTATCCCGTTTTCAAAAACTGGTTCTCATGCTGGGAAAATACCAGTCGCTCGCCGTTCCAGGTGGCCTCACGTTGCCCCATCACAGTGAGGAACAGACAGCGGATATCGCGCGCTCCGGCCAGCGCAGCAATCTGCAATGACGCTTCACGGATTTGCGAGGCGTTCACATCAGTTTTGGGCTGATTGTTCTGGCCGTGCCAGACCGCAATTACCTGGCCAGCCCAGCGGTCTCCCCAGGAGAGAACCTCCTGCTTGAACATGCCCAACACCTGGTCAGATGTGGAGCCACCGTAAGAACGCACCTCCCCGGTGCGGTTGGTGGCGGCAATAATGGTGCTTCCCGATGTCCCGCTACCAAACATCGAATCACCGATAAGCAACAACTTTTTACCCAGCCCGGTTTTCATCGCAGAGCTAACCTGCGACGTCAGGCGAATACCGACAGAAGTCGCATTTTTATCTACACGCCGAAATTCCCATTCATCTGCATTACCTGTGCATCGGATACTGATACTTTGTCCTGCGACAACTGACACGGATGCACTATTACTAATATGTACCCAGGCGGTGCCATCATATATTGCATAATCACCGGCCAGATAATTGTCAGTGCCGACAGTACCTGCTGCTGCAGCCTGATAAATAACATTTTTCAGGTTTGATTCTGGCACGCCATTAGCCGGAGTAAATTCACCGCCATAGAAATACAGGTCAGATCCGGCATTAACAGAGGCAAATTGTGGCTGCAGAAAACCACCACCGGCTGTCTGCAGAGTCAGAAACAGTAACTTATCGCCAGTTTTAAGCGACATTCCGGCAAAAACGCCATCAGTAGTGACGTCATACCAGGTGTCGGGTTTACGTGCTGCCCCGGAGCCAGGAGAGCGCTGGATTGTCCATCCGGAGCCGTCATAAACCAGCAAATCGCCCAGATATACGTTCTGACCTTCCCACACGCCAGGGGTGGTTTCTGAAACACCAGAATTGGTGATATACGCTTCGTAACTGTAATAATCTCCCGCCACAAACGTTCCTGTGGGGGTTGAAATGACCGGGCTGGTTAATCGGCCCCGGCGACTGGTTGAATGTACTGGCCCCGGGGAAAATGCATTCCCCTTTGCCTTTCCGGCAATTTTTAGTCCGAACGAAGGCCTGTATTCAATGTCCACCCCGGTATTATTTATGCCATAAAGCGACCGGCAAATATGGGGGGCCAACTGTGACCATCCTGAACCATCTTTATCGTTTGTTCGGGTGGTGATATCTGCGACAGATGACCGAATAGCCGACGGCATAACATCGACCACATCCTGAGTGAATGGCAGAACTGCGGATTTTAACGATTCGTTCAGATTATCTACAGTGATGACACCTTTACCAATAATCAGCAACGGAGCATCAATACTTCCATTAACGGCTACACGCAGTGCATATTTCCCTGTGTTTTTGTCCCGAAGCCCCCAGACATAACCCGATGAAGCCGGAAGGGCAACAGGCAAAAGCACTTCCAGTTCGCTACTGATCTGGTCACGGGCAACAGACAGTAGAGGTGCGATGACCTCACCATTAGTTTTCAGTCCAAATCCGATTCGTTTAGAAATCTTGTCACGCAATACAAATGAATAACCCAACTCATCAGGTAAATCATTACCGATTAACCCCATTAACTGGAAAGCAGCAATAGCATCACCGCTTAACTCATTTGTTATATATTTGTAGTTCCCGTTCCCCAAATTCATATAGACATCAAATGAAACCGTTTCTTTTGTGTTATTCGGGACTTTAAAGAATTCACCTTCACTGGTGATATTCAATCCGTCAGGAATACTTTCAGCCATTTTTGACGCTGTATAAGCTGCAGCCTGTAAAATGATTAACAAGTCGTATAGGAAACGGGTGCGATTGGCGAGTTGTTCCGCCTGGAGATTTGATGGGCCACCGTCGTTACTGTTTTCAGCCTTTCCCAGAACAGGTGTTTCAGTCGACAACTGATAAATACTATCGACCCAGACGGAACTCTCCTGTATTTGTGACATATTACTTACCTCTGTATTGGTGTTTTCCATCGAACTTAACCTGTCCGTTATAGGTCAGATTCGGCTGTGGGGTGACTAAATGTATACGCCCGAAGTAGCTAAATGGTGAATGTTCATGCTGATTAAAATCAGGAAGAATTACTGACGTCATTTCCATACCTGCAATATCATTTCCGCTGCTAATCATCTCAAGGGTAGACAGTGGATCAATAGAGACCCTGTACAACTCCAGAAGTACAGGCGCCGAATCTTCGGCAAGGTTCACCCCCTGAAAACGTAAATAAAACGCCTGTTTTTTCGCAGAGAAAAACGGTAGCCATTGGTTGAACAGGTGTTCGTATGCCGCTATGAGGCCCTCAGACTCGGGAGTGACAAGAAACTCAATCGTGCCGAACTGGCGGTCAACAACATAATCAGTATCGCGCTCCAGTCCGTTAATCTGTACGTTAAAAACCGTGGTATGGGGAAGCGCGATAATATCCCCTTTAATAATCCCACCCGGTAAAGCGAATTGCTTATTGAATGAAAAAGGCTCATCAATAATTTCGGCACCTAACAACAAAGCCAGATTTTCAACCGAGAAATTATGCCAGGTTGAACTGACAGAACCACTGAGTCCGGTGATAATTCGCTTATCCTGATAAAGCATCCCGCCGCGTGATGCCTTCGTTATTTGTTGCTCATACGAAAATGCTATTTCCAATGATGAAACATCACCGACCCAGCGAAATGCGCGTTTATTATCTCTCGGAGCCAGGAACACCTTACCCTGACCATAATAATAGTTTTCCCTCATGGTCCGATACTCCGTTCAGTCAGTTTCAGGGAGATTATGCCCTCGTTCAGAACGGGACCATCTGTCGTGAAAATAGTGATATCGATTTCTGCGAGATAAATACCGGCATCCCATTCTATATCCGCTGCCTCCCCGGTTGCGGAATCCAGCAGCAGTGCCGAGGCATCACCGCCCAGTGCCAGCACGGTCAGTGGACCGCTGGTTTCAGTCCACTGCGCGATGGCCAGCACTGGATGGGTGCCAAACGACCACGGCGACGTCGGCCAGGTACCGGCTGGCCATTCAATATCATCGGCAGGAATAGAAAGACCGCTGGCCACCAGGTCGGGTGGATACCAGGAGGTGATTCCGGCGGCATCGGCAATGACATGCAGCTCAGGCACCGCACCGGTTTCGGTATCTTCCGGCGTTGCAGTGGCCCAGTCGTTACCATCAACAATAGTCAGGGACAGGGTGGCGGTAATCGGGAACGCCTTATAACGACCTGAAGGCAGTACCGCCCGGAATATATAAAGCGACATCAGTCCATCACGGCGGCTCTGCAGTGTCAGAGTATGCACATCAGCATCATCGCCACCGATGACATAGGGGATCGGGATGCTGGCGTCACTGGTGGCCAGTGACCAGACCTCGCTTCCAGTGCTCTGAGTAATCAGTTTCACCACATACTCTGTACCAGGTTCGGGGCCGATGCTGTTTTCGGTACAGTCAATCAGGCGGTCGGCCTGCAGCAGGCGGTCACGATGGGAAAATGCCAGCGTAAAAGTATCGGCGGTGGCCACGGTCTCAGGGTACAGGACCCCATTCACGCGAATCTTCCCGGGCAAATACGGTCTGGCCTGACGCCCGGTCATGGTCAGCGTAGCCACCGGAGCGGCAGATTCTACCAGCGTTTCCGTGCTGGTCCGGGTGAGCAAACGTGCCTCCACCGTTTCACCGGACAGGTATTCCAGTCCGTCCGAGTCCAGCGCATCCTGATACGCCCAGCAGCGGTCCCCTGCAAAGTGCCCTGACGGCAGGGAGTCCATGCAACCACGTCCGACGGTGAGAGTGGCTGCAGGAATGTCGACCGCGTCAACACGCATGATTTCATCATTAATCATCAGACCTTCACCAACGGTCGGGAAGATGGCCATACTGACATGCAGGACGGTATCGAGTCGCCCGACTGGAGCCGTCAGCGTTCCTGATGGTGTCCAGTCACCCTGGCCACGGTCGGCGAACGTCGCTCCTGCTGCGCGGGTCTGCAGCAGATAGTTGATGCTGAGAGAGGTTGGTGCGATGGCCATCACGCCAGGATAGCCGGACTCAGGTTTCAGATAGTTCAGCTCAGCCTCGCTGACGGTCCCGGCCAGAACTGCATAAGGCAGCTCAATCAACCGCTGAATGGTGACAGGTCGGGCGGATTTATCCGGCGGTGTCCAGCCACTGTCCTGTTGTCCGGAGCTGTAAGAGGTGGATGGGAGGCCAAAAACATCCTGAACCACAGTCAGCGTCAGGACGCCGGTATCACCTTCCTCTATTTTTCCCACGCGCAGCACCATATTGTCGATGTTACGGTCGGGCAACCGGACGCGGAAAACATCACCCGGGCGCAGAATTCCGCCGCGCCGGTCGAACTGGATGACCAGACGGGTCAGTTCAGACTGGGCCGTCTCCAGGTCTCGCTGGGCTACGCGGGCGGCAAGTGAATGTGTGGGGATCGCTTTGTACTCGACCGAACTGCTGTTAAGTCCGGTATTCTGTATCGCCCCGAGGTTCTGCGCCCGGACCTCACCATCGGCATTTGTGACGGGGTCATTCCAGGTCACGACAATTTCATTCGGGTTCGACGTGGTACTGGCGCTGTCATCATCCTGAACGGCAATTATGCCGTTATCGTAGGTGAAGAGCGGCAGGTCATCGACACGGTAATCCCCGCGCAGCAGCTTCAGGGTCAGTTTGCCGGTTTCGAGGTCGGCATACTGCACCGCGCCGACATGATCGAGTACCTGCTGAACGAACGTATCCAGCCCATCCTGGCGGTTATAGCGGAAGCACAGGCCAAAACCTTCTTCATACAACGTATCAGCAGCGACGCGATAACTGTCGAGGTTCAGGTCATCGGCGAGTGTCAGCTGACGTCCCCAGTCGCGATTAGTGGCACATTCCACCAGGATGTGCGCCGGGTTCATGGCATGAATGGCCCGCAGATTGACAATCTGGTCCGACAGCAGATCGCTCTCGTCATCCAGCTGGCCCTCGGTATTCTCAAGCATGATGGTGGCTTTCTCCGGATACCAGACATCACCGTCCCACCCTTTCGTTGTACGGCGAACGCGGTATAACCACGGTTTGGGGCTGGCGCTGTAGCAACTGACCAGGCCACTGAAGAAGGTGGTCACCACGCCACGGAACCCCGGCACTAGCCCCGTCAGTAACTTCAGGAGCGATGCCGGTGGCACCTGATCCGGTTCGCCCATCATGATATCCAGTTGACCCTGTATGCCACCCTCACCACCGGTATCATCGCCGCCGAACAGGCCGGGTTTGTCGATGTATACCGAGGTGCTGGATGAAATCTGCCCCGGAGTACCGGCAAAGACCGTCTTTTTATCGGCCATGATTGACACAATTTCGTTTACCGGGCCGCGCCCCAGCCCCGCCTGTACGTCCCAGGAATAGCGATAGCCAACGGTGACTTTTTTTGAACCTTTACCGCCCATTTATGCTCCCGCTTCTTTCTGAGTCTGTTGCGCCAGTTCGACGATCTGAATCGCCAGCGCGTCGCCGGTTCCGGCCAGCTGGTCAGAATCAATCCCGCCGTCACGGATGAACGCCTGCAGGTCAAGGTTATAGCGGGAAAAGAAGGTCCGCAGCCCCCATGCACAGCCGCCACCGGCGCGAATATGTTCCATCGTGATCCACATAGCGCCTCCGTTACTTTTTGATGGCCTGATAGCGATAATTGCCATACCCGAGGACGAACCAGTCAGCCGTCCAGCAGTCACCAAAGAAGACGCACTGCGGGGTGCCCTCATCGGGCATGGGCATATTCCAGTCCTCCTCCGTGGCCGCTTCCGGCGTGGAGTTTTTGGCTTTGGGAGCCAGTGCGGCATTCAGCACATACGATGCGACCAGCGTGGCAACAAATTTGGCGACCGCAGCCCAACTAAACGGATCCACAGGTACCCCCTAAAACAGTTTGATGATGGTGTACGGCGACTTGCCCGGCATGTGCGGCTGGCCACCGTAGTTGAGATGGTTGGAAAACTTGCTGTCACAGGTCGCAATCGTGCGGTCGCAGCCCGGATACAAGGTGACGGACTGCCCGACCTGCAGGCCGCTGGTGCCGCCAAAAAGATGCAACGTGTTACCGTCCTGAGCCCGCAGGCCGCGCCGCTCGGTATAGCCGTTGCGGTCAAACTCAACGTAACCACCTGAGAACCAGTCGCTGGCAAGGCCACCGGGCAGATTTGCCGTAATGGAGGAGCCATCCAGAGCGGTGACCGCTACTTCACTGACCGCGAACCGGAGCGGATCAACACGGCAATTGTGGTCGTACAATGCATACGGGCACTGCCGCCCAAAGGTGAGCCGGAGGCCCACCCGGGAAAACGTGCTGGCCAGGCTGATGGTGATCAGCTTGCAGGATTCAATCTGCTCACGTTTGACGCTACTGATTTCCCCGATCCAGACCACGCGAAACTCGCCGGAGGTATCCGTTGCGTGCCAGCGCATGACCCGCACCCTGACGGCCCGCGAAGGCGGCGTGGCACGAAACAGCAGCGCCACCGGATTGCTGGCCGGGACGGTGATATCCATTCCGTCACCGCTTCCGGAACTGAGGCCGCTGTTGCTGATGGCCTGCGCCTCCCAGACCTGACCAGCAAAATCAATATCTTTGTCGGCGTTGCTGTAACGCCAGAACAGGCTGTCGCCCAGCCGGAACTCATACAGCGTCAGCGGCTGACCATCGGCGACGGAATATTCAAACTCACTCCAGCTCATCACGTACTCCGGTAAAAGTGGTGGCGACCCGGGCCACGCCGTCGGCGTCGGTCACATGCTCCCAGGAGACACTGTCGGCGTCCTGGCGGGCCAGGGTCATCAGGGAAATGGACACAATCTGGTGCTGGCCTGCTGAAATGGCGTCGCCGTCAAGTGCAAGACGCTCCGCACCGCTGACCAGACTTACTGCGGTGATGCGGCGATAATGCCGGGTGCCATCCGTCAGCAGAATGCTGATATCGCGGCGACCCGGGCGGATGCCCAGTTCAGTAAAGCCCGCCTCAACAACATCAACAGCATTGCCGCTGATGGCGGACGTCGGGGAAAAGTCCAGCGTCTGCCCGGGTACCCATATCGGGCGCTGACGCCCCCGGAGGTACCAAAGAAGCTGGCGCAGGGAAGTCTGTGCCGGACGGTTAGCGGTGAACCAGTTGTGCGTCTGCCGCCAGAACGGACGACCTGCAGTATCAATACGGAATGGCACACTGCTGCCGTTATCCAGCTCACGGATCAGCGGCTGATAGCTGCTGCTGACCGACTCACCCCAGTCGGTTTCGGACTCAAGCACCGGGTGGCCACGGTACTGTGTGAGCACCGGCGCATCGCTGAAAGCATTGTGCTCTGCGATACGGAAGCGCACCTGCGCGGTCGTCGCGGTATCAGTGAGACGGGACAGCGACGGCGGCTCTGTCAGCACTGCCGGATGCACCGGATACACCAGCGAGCCTGCTGGCCAGCTGTCGGTCAGCGGAGAGCCCAGCTGCAGGGCATCCCCGGTTATACCGGCAATGGTGGCCATCCGGCTGGTTGCATCAGGGGATTCATCGGTTTTCAGCAACACCGTTCCGCCAACAGAAAAGTCGCGCCCGGCGGTCGGAATGGAGAGCGCGGTCGCGCCACTGGACACCGCTGCCGGCAGCGCATAAACATCCGGATAAACCGGCATGGCCCAGGTACCCGCGCAGCCCTGCCAGAGCATATGTTCGAAGCGCTGGCGGGCGGTGTCATACAGCATTGCCGTGAACTCGAACGTCCGGCGCGGTGAAAGTCGACAGGAAATCCGCTGCTCAGCGCCGGTTGGCGACTGTAGTACATCGGTCTTCCACTCCAGCGTCTCAGTCACGCCACGGGACCAGTCGGGGTCAGCCAGCCAGGGAAATAACGTCGTCATTTATTCAGTCCCAGCCATTGTTTCAGGGTCGGTACCTGCGCTTTGAGCGACGTGGTGAACTGGCGCTGGCCAGCCAGCGTCTGAGCCCCTGCGGTGTATGCGTCTCCTGCATCGAATACCAGTTGCTGCTGCAGACTGACAGGTTGTTGTGATGCAGCGGCGGGCGTGGCTATCGCGGTTTCGGGGACGGTAGTCGGAACCGGCATATTCTGTGCGGGGATGCCCGCCAGACCACCGGTGGCATGACGAACGCGCGGGAGCCAGCCTTCGACTGCCGCCATACCGTGGCGGTTGAACGCGTGCAGGAAGTCAAGCGCACCGGGCTGCTGAACCACAGCGGCGCGGGTCACAAATTCCTGGTCCGAGAGCATCGCCGGAATGGAATCCGAGGTGGTGCTGCCCGGACCGCGAACCTGACCACCATCAGCCGCAAAAACGCTGGCCAGCAAACCGCCCATGCCACCTGAAGAGCCAACCAGACTGGAGGTGGCCATCTGCGCCAGCTGCTGCGCCGCCAGCTGCGCCATGCTGTTAATGATGGTGAGGGCGAGGTTTTTCACCGCATCCTGCAGGTTCATGGTGCCTTTGGCCAGCCCCATCAGAGAGCTTTCGATACCGCTCTGCAGGCCATCGCGGAATGCCTGAGTCAGCTCATTTCCCGCCTGATTCAGCTTGCCGAGCTCTTCTTCGAGCTGGCGGATCATCTCCCGGATTTTGTCACCAGCTTCACCGGGGGCGGTGGCCATCTCTTTCAGTTGCGGGAGGTAGCCCTTGATTTTGTCGCCAACTTCCTGGTGAAGCTGGACGAGGCGCTGCCGTCCCTGAATCTCATTAAGCAGGCCACCCTGAACCTGCGCCTGAATGCTGGTTTCCTGCTGGGACTGCCAGGTGAACAGGTCGTCGAGCTGCTTTTTAAGGTCATCGACGCGGATTTTGGTTTCAGCGACCGGCAGCAGCTTATCGAGCCAGTTCAGCCCTTCGGTGTTACCGCTGGCTTCAAACTCGCGGCGCAAGTCAGATACGCGGTTCCGCAGCTCGAGCATCGATGCGCCAGCGGTATCGCCGGTATCGCGCATGTACTCCAGCTGCAGCTGGAGGTTCTGCCCCTTAAACTCCTGGGCGGTGATGGCGGCGTTCGCCGCTTCAGCCTGACGGCGTTGCTCGGCGGTCAGGTTGCGGGTGGCAATCTCCTGGGCGCGGGTCGCTGCGGCACCCTGAGTGCGTTTTGCTGCCTGGTCCTCAAGCTGTTTGACGAAGTTCTTATTGGAGGTTTCCTGCTGTTTGGCGAGGGACTGACCTTCCTTTGTCGCCTTATTGGCCGCGTTGGCCGCGTCAATTTTTTTGGCTAGCGCCCGGGCTTCATCCTGCTGGGCTTTGGTCGCACTGGAGAGCGTGCCGTTGCGGATTTCAGCCTCGACGCGGTCCAGCTCGGTGATGGCTTTTTTCTGGTTCAGCGTCTGCTGCAGCTGTTTGTTGTACTGCTCCGCCTTCTGGCCAGATTTATCCAGCGCTTTTGTGTCGGTATCCCACTGACCGCCGGAAAAGTTTTTACCATCGGTGGAAGTGACGCCACGGGACTGAAGCATGTCCCGACCGCTGGCGCTCTTCCACAACGTTTCATAGTTCTTACGAGTTTCTTCTACCGCGTCGGCTTCTTTTTCAAGCTCTGAGCGGTTGCCTTTCCAGATGCTTCCCAACTTATCTGCCGCAGTGATGGTCTCAGCGTCAGTTTGCTTTTTCTTGGCCTCTAACTGGGCATTTTTAATGAGCTCTTCACGTTTTTGTTTAAGAGATTCAATCTCAGCCTGTTCAGCACCCATTGACGGTACAAGTACAGGGCCGATATAGATTCCCGCTTTAGCGCGTCTTTCCAGCCGGGCAATCTTCTCGTCAAGGCTGTCGATACCCAGAGTCGCAGAAACATCACCTTTTATCCCTTCCCAGGCATCAATAGCGGCATCCTTAACATTTTTCCACCCCCGGGCAACCCAGTTAAGCTGCTGTTCAATCTGACGTAAACGTTCCTCACTTGCCTTTTTGAATGCCTGAGATGCGACTTCTATCGCTTCTTCTTTTCTCCCCTGATCTTCAAGGCTCTGGATGCGCTGATAGGTCTCCAGATCCAAAAAATGGTACTGCTGGTTGGTGTTTGCGGCCCATGTTGTCGCGCTATCGCTCATTTTCAGGAAGTTCGACACCACCTGGTCCGCAGAGTCGCCTGACAGTTCCGCCATCAATGTCGCAGCCTGGGCCACTGAGGTCAGCGTTTCGCCAGTAAACCGACCACTGCTGACCAGCCCATTCAGGATATCGCGCACCTGACTGTAATTACCGCGCAACTGGCCACCTTGCTGCGCCATCTGTTCCAGTTCGCCGGAGGTCACACCGGCATAGTTGCCGGTTTTCTGGATCGAGCGGTTGAATTCATCCTGGTCATTCATCGCCGAAACAGCTGCAATGCCCGCAGCAGCAACAATACCAGCCAGCCCTCCCATCGCTAAACGGGCAGGAGTGATGATGCTCAGAAGTGCTTTAAAGGTGTTGCCCACGCCGCCAAACGAGTCCTTGATTTGCCCGCCTTGCTGAATGGCCACGAGCCAGACCGGCATTCCACTGGCCAGCGAGGTGACGACGTCGGTTATCTGCATCGGCAGGTATCGCATGGCCTGCGCATACTGACCGGCGCTGATACCGCCTTTGCTCATGGCTGCGTTCTGGTCGGTAATCTTCTGGATAAACGGCGCAGCTTCCGCCGAAATGCCAAGCTGTGCCGCTTTATACTGCAGCAGCTCGGCGGTGGTCAGGTTCATGGTCTCGGCCTGCTCGCGCAGCCGGTTGATGAACTGTTCTTTGGTGGCTGCAGCCTGTGCTTCAGCCTGTGCGGCTTCCCGGGCAGCAGCCGCTTCCTTGCGCCCGGCATCGGTCGCGGCATGAGCGGATTTTTCCACCTGCAGGCGCAGTTCGTTCAGGCGTGAGGAGTACTGCTCAAAATCATCATCGCCGACGAGACCCGCGCCACGGAATGCACTCAACTGCTCCTGCATGTCATCCAGTCGGCCATAGGCGGCGACGACCGGATCGATACGGTTGACCAGGGCGGTCAGCGCAGCACGCTGGACATCAATATCTGCCGTGGTGCCGTCCATACCACTCTGAAGCGAGCCCATCTCGGCCCGGGTACGGGCGATAGCGGCCTGATAACCGGCATAATCTGTCGCCGCCTGCTGGACCGTATCGCCGGTCTGTGCTGCTGCAGCGGTGGCACTCTGCTCTGCCTGAGCGTGGCCACGTGCTGATTCGGCGACGCTATCCTGCGCCCGGGCGGTGGTACTGAGTTTCTGTGAGCTGGTTGTTGCTGCAGAGCCAACGTCTTCCACATCTCCGGCCAGCCCCTGCAGGGCACGGCTGGCATCCGCGAGGTCGGCGCGGATTTTCAGCATTAAATTGAGGGTGGAGTTATCGGCCATGACGCACCTGTATATAAAGGAAGAAAAAGCCCCGATCAGGATTTCAGGGCATTCACCCGCTGAGTGGCAGTATTGCCACCGGCAAATGCGGCATTGACGTCAAATACGCGGTCAATGCACGCCTGCCGGTGTTGCCGTAGCGCTTCGCTGTAATACAGCGTCAGCTGGCGGAGGGTGTAGGTTCCGAGCCTGCCCGGGTCGTGTCCGGCCCGGATGAGGGTTGCGAAGATGCTGCCGAAGCCGACAATTTCGCCCGTGTTGCCCTGATGGTTTCCAGCCGGACGACAGCGTTCATAAAAAAACGGCGGTTCTGGGTCCACCACCAGTCGATCAGGCTCTGGCCCTCACCGGCGGGCAGCAGCGCCACCCACTGAACGGGCTGGTCCACAGAGCAGGCGATGAGTTCAGGGATATCACCGGCGTGCTTTCGCAGCACGGCTTCAATCTCCTCAATCAGGGGCCACGGTGTCTGCATAACCTCCGCCAGACTGTGGGTGAGCGCATCCAGTTTGTCGCCCAGCTGCAGCATATCCGCCAGGGTGTATTCGCGGATAACCAGCCCCCGGCCCGCAATGGTGATATTGCGGGTCGAGAGCAGCACGCTCAGCTCGTCTTCGGTATCGGCGGGTTTCTGCTTGCTCATGCGACAGGCTCCGCAACATCAATGACACGGCCAAAGCGGCCAATATTAGGGTCATCAGGGCGGGCGGTATCATAGAGTACCGTGGCGGTAGTCTCCAGATTGGCCAGCGAGGTATCCCCCTGAATGAGCGCCAGCGCAGCTGCCGGAGAGAAGGAGATTTTGTACAGCTCCAGAATCTTCGCCGCGCCACCTTCAGCGAGGTTGATACCTTCAAAGCGCAGGAACAGATCGACCGGTTTTTTGGTGAACAGTGTGGTGTTGATGGCACCCGCATACGCATAGTTAACAACGGGCGCAGTGGCCTGCGGGGTCAGGTACGTAATCGCGCCATAGGTGTAATCAACTTCATAATCTGTCCCTTCAACCAGGGTGCCAATCACAACATCACTGACACGCTGATGATCCAGCAGATAGCGTTCACCTACCTTAATTCCTGACGGGTGAGCCTCGGCAGTAACGGTACCTGCCGGGATAACGACCTGTTCTCCGTACAGCACAATAGCCAGATTTTCTGCTGACAAGTCGTGCCAGGTAGAGGTCAGCGTACCGTCCTGACTGGTAACAAAGCTGCGCACTGTACCGCGATTGCTGGAGTACGATTCCTTATGGCTGAGACGTTCAACAGTCAGTGCCAGCGACAACGATGATACGTCGCCGATCCACCGAGTTGCACCGGGCTGGCCATTGGCCTGGCGGCGGGCAAGGTAAACCTTCCCCTGGCCGTAGTAGTAGGTTTCAGACTGTGCCATTGTCTTCAGTCTCCTGTTGTTTATTTCTGCCACGGTTGCCCTGAGTGTCGCTGACGACCGGAGTGGCAACCCCGATAAGTTGATGGTTCCGGAGCCAGACTTCTTCGGCTTCGGTCACGGTGATAGTTTCACCGGCTGCAAAGCGCTTACCCTGATGGGTATGCGGCTGCAGGAGTTTTACGTCGGGCATCGTCTGCCTCCGATAACATGATTGACCTGGAAGGTATCCATCCAGAGCAGGGTGCCGCCGTCATAGTCCAGAATGTCGCCCTTGAGCCACTGGATACCGCTGGTCGCAAGTTTGCCGGGGACCCAGCCAATCAGCTGGTCGCGTATCTGGCCGACCAGCGGGCTGATTTCATGTGTCAGACCGCCTGCACCCTGACCATAGTTGCGCACTGCAACGGCCACACCGAAGACTGCCTCGGCAACCTGCGCCCGGCTTCCGTTCCCCGGAACACCGCGCTCAGGTCCCATCAGCACATACGCCCCGGGGACCGCAAAACCGGATAACTCCGTCACCTGGCTGTATTCGACGATGGTGCCGAGGAAGCTCAGCGGGGACGGCGTCAGTGGCTGCAGGCGCTCGACAATCAGACTGATGGAAAACGGTTCGCTGCTCATTTACCGAAGTCCCTCAGTGAGTCCATGCTGAACGTGCGACCGGGACCATCCACCATCGGCGGACCGCCAGCAGGTTTCTGCGTATCGGTTGCACCGAGGCTGAATTTGCCGTTGGCCAGTTGCTCCATCAGTTTCATTGCATCGCGGTAATCACGGACAATCGGGTCTGTCCGTTCATCAGAAATACGATGCTGATGCAGCTTGTAGCGCACGACGGAGCGGCCCCAGCTGCTCAGGATCGGGTGGGCCTTCACCAGCGGCAGGGTATAACCACGCTGGCGGAGATAACCGTCAATCAGGTTCTGGGCTTCTTCCACCGCACCGCCAATGCGCTCCACCACCTCAAGGGCCACCGCCACTTCAGCAGGAGGCCATGACGTGGTCTCTTCCCCACGTAACACCGCATCCAGCAGCTCCGGTCGGGCCGGAGGCTTGCCCGGAAGCTGAGTCACCTGAGACAGTTCAACCGCACCCGGGCGGTCAGCCAGTTCAGCAAGGGATATATACCAGGTCACGGCCATTACTCGCCTCCGCTTATGCCGATACGGCATTCTGGAAGAAGTAGCCACAGTCCGGAGCCACAATCAGCTCGCGCACCGACTCGCCGACACGGACGCGCTGGCCACCGCGCATCCCCATGTCCGGATCAGGAATTGAGCCGGACACGCGGGAGCCAAACTGCGCGGTAAAGCCGAAGGTCACGCCACCCTGGGTATCAGCCAGCAGATTACGGTAGATAAAGGCGGCATGGTTGGCCCAGGCACGTACCAGCACCGGCTTCTGGCCCGGTCGGGCGATATTGACGAATGCCGAACCGACAACGATTTCGTCGAGTTCCAGCAGGCCGCGAAGGAAGTCCAGTGGTACCAGGCCATCTTCACCCAGTGTGCCGTTATAGGCTTTGACGACCGACGGGTTCTGGCGCAGGGCTGTCGCCGTTGAGCGGCCCAGCACCGCCACGTTCGGACGCATGATCATCTTGTCGAGCGCAGTGACAATTTTCTTAATCGGTTTACTCGCGTCGTTGTCCCACTGGTCTGCAGCAGCCAGGTTTTCTTTATTACCCGCAGGGTAATTAGCTGCGTTAAACACCTCTTTACTGGTGCGAACTTCGCGGTCGAGCATGATGATATCGGACACGCGCTCGGTCGCACGGCCCAGCGGATCGTAATTGGCCGGAGCATTGTCGATATCAGACTGCGGAACCGGTGCATCAAGGGCGTAATCGTTGGTCGAGGAGGTCTCATCCTCTGCATCAAACTCAATCTGATTGGGTTGTGACGTCCGTCCGACGGTGGTGGTCGGTACGGTGAAGCCCTGACCGAGATCGAACTTCCACCATTTAAACTCGGCTTTCCCCACCGGCACGCGCGGTAACACGCTGTCGGCAATTAGAGAGAGGTTACGGTACCCGATAGCAATCGCCGTCAGGTGGGGGTCAATCGGAAACGGTGCTTTGGCCATTCTGAATTACTCCGGAAAAATAAGATGAAAAATTCTGTTTGTTACCCCTGGTGCTGCTGTCAACCGCCTCCGGCTGCAGCAGCGGCCAGTTGACCCGGAGCAATCCAGACAGAGCCGAGATCGTCTTTGGCACCGTCATACTCCGCAAAGCCGAGATAGAACTGACCCGCTGTAGCCGGAATTGCGCGACCGTCAGCATCAGCCGTCAGCGGGTCACCGGCGACAACATCACCACCATAGATAACCGGCGTCAGCTGGCTGCGAACCACATCGGCGGGTTCCCCGACGCTGGCTGCAACGAGGGTGGTGACACCGATAATCAGCTTGCTGCCATCGACGGCCATAGTGATTTCGTCCGGCACCGTACCATGCGTGACCATACGACGCGCAGCCAGTGCCACTTCTGCCTTATGGCAGGTGATCAGACCCGGAATATTCATTGCTGGGCTCCTTTCTTCACGTGGTTAACGGCGTCTGTCATGGAGATGGTACGACCCTGTTTAGCCTGCTCTGCCTGATAGTTCTGTGCGGCAGTGGCCAGAGCGGAAGCATCGGCGAAATCGACAGGAGCATCAGCCGTGCCGGTTTTTTCGCTGAAGTCCACGACTTTGGGTTTCTGGCTCAGCACATCACGCAGCAGCTCTTCCGGGGTTTTGTTCACCGTGACATCACCATCGGCATAAGACAGCGGTGTTGAGTCAAGGCTAAGCAGTACCTCAACCACAGTATTCTTCTGGCGTGGCAGGATAGATCCCGCTTTAACCAGCCCGTCTGCATAGCTGACAACCGCGTCGCGTCGCACCTTCGCATCGCGTAGTTTTGCGGCTTCTTCATCTCTGCGTAGTTTCTCTTCACGCTCTGCCAGCGCTGTTTCGCGCCGGGCGAGCTCCTCCGCCGTAACGGTGGGCGTTTGGTTCGGGTCCACATTATTCTCCTCGGCATATGCCAGTGGTGAGATTGACTTACGTTCATCGGTAGCCGAGTCCAGAATTGACTGGATACGCCACTGAGGAATGATGGAATCGGCCTGCTCGATAGTTGTTTCCTGAATCACCCAGTCGCGAATCGACTGAAACAGGCTGGCCAGATTGTCGGCTTCCCACGGCAACGCGAACTCCAGCGGGCCGTTATCGCCGCTGGCCTCTGCGAACTGCGCATCAGGAAGCCCTTTGACGCCAGGAGGGACGGCCCCCAGAAAACCCACGTGGCGGGCATAGAAATGACCAGGTTTCGGGTTGCCGGGGCTGTCAGGCTGATAAATAGAGAGGGAGCGTTTTTTGTAGCTGCCCGCGTTGAAGGCTTCTGCGAAGGCCGGATTCACCTGACGCGGCGCGACATAGACGATGCCGTCACGGTACTCGAGGCGTTCCGCCCAGCCATACGCCGGAGCGGTCAGGCTCGGGTGCCCGATGACAAACGGTGCTTCCGATACTGAAGGGTCGTAGCTGTTGGCCAGATCAATGCAGTCTTCAGGGGTGAACGTGATGGTCCGTCCATCCATCGCGGTGTGGGTGCCGGGGGCAAAAACCGCAAGTGTTGCTTTAGCTGTGCTCGTCGTCATGGCTGTCGTCATTCTGGTTGTCAGGGGTTATGGCGACATCATGACGAAACGTGCTCAGGGGGTAATCTGCCCACGGACAGATAAAAACGGGACGGAAGGTAAAACTGAGGGTCAGCGCAGGGGAGGAAAAGGGCCGGGAACCGTATTAAAACGTATTATAATATGGGTCGCCAGCGTGGATTGCGTCATCATAGCCAGGCGACCACCAGAACGCGTTACAGGGCGTCTGACGGCGACATCAGTTAAACGCCCCCTGCAGGTAGTTTTTCGCCATATCGATAAGGGTTTCCCCTTCTGCTTTTGACACACCCAGCCACTTTCTGGCGGGGAGCGTGATTTTGTAGGCCGGAATGGTGTGCCACTGTGAGTAGTTTGATTTCGACTTACGGACGAACTGACTGGCAACCTTGCCGTTTTTCTTCTGCCGGTAATACGCCTGCTGACTGCGGGCGGCGATTTCGATGGTCCCGCCAAACTGGTGAATGGCACCATAGACACGGTTCGTACCGAACAGCAGTTCATCAGCATTCACCTGCCAGCGCAGGGTGTTACGCAGATAACCGTCGCGGGTGAGAACCTTGTCCGCATTTTTCCGCTTACGTTTCTGGTACCGGGCCGACAGCTCCTGCCACGGTACGCCCTCCGGCGATGTCTGCTCCGTGAAACGCTGCTGGTGAAACTCCAGCAGGCGCTCTCCCATTGAACGCAGCAGCGGTGCCGGGCGCATCATTTCGGTCCGGGCATCCCAGAGTCGGCTCAGCGCATCCTGAGCATCAAACGTCAGCGTCACACCCGACATCGTCAGTCCTCCCGCGACCACAGGCTGATACCCTGTCGCAGCGACTGCAGCAGCGTATCGTCAGTTGAAATATTCCCGGCCCAGCCATCGCGCCCGGTCGCGAACACCACCGACAGTGGGTCCGCTTCACCTTCCTGCTGCATGCGTGCCAGGTAATAGCGCCTCACCAGCGACTGCTGTTCTTCCGGCAACCAGACAATCTGCGCCCATATTTCATCGGGGTGACGGACAGCCTCGGCCAGCTGAAGTGCCTGCGCCAGTGTCAGCGGTATCTGGCCCTGACCTTCCGGCGATGTGAACATATCGCTGCCAATGGCGATGCGCTGGCCCGTCGGGTCCCGGAACGCTGCATCACGGTCAGCGGTCGCGCCGAACAGCTGCAGGAAGGCATCCACCGCGTCAGTATCATCTTCATGCACCGGAGCCGGACGGGGCGCTGGCAACGGTGCCACTGCGGCTGGCGCTTCCGACACTGGGGAGAACGGTCCGTCGCCGACCGGACTGCCACTCCGGGGCGGTGGCACCTCACTGAAATACCGACTGCGGCCCGGGGTATGCTCAAAGCCCGGGTCAATCCCCTCTGGCACAATAACGGTCCTCAGGCCTCCCGGGCTGCGCTGACCAATCACGCGGGCCATGAATTTAATCGGGGGCGCAGTATCCGGGCCATCTTTGCCCATGCGTCGCAGGTCGTCTTCGGTGCGGGCAATCACACTGCACTGGCATCCCCAGGCATTGATCGGGAAATGGTAAATCCACCACGGATCATCCGCCCGCAGCACCATACCGTTCCAGCCCAGATGCTCCTCTCGGGGATGCTCCACTGCATCGCTGTGGACATACTCCCAGTACGGATGGGTGTCGCGCATATCCATCAGCTGCTGGTAGCGCCCGGCCATGTAAGCGCTGCGCAGGTTCGTTTCGTAAATGGTGCGTGAGCGCCACTCAAAGCCGCCGTTATAACTCCAGCCATAACGGGCAACGATGGCCGCAAAGTCCTTGCGGAAGGTTTCCAGCGTACCACCGTCAAGACTTTTCTCGACTGCGGTACGCAAGTCTGCCAGCAGGGCATCGCGGCTGGCTCCGGCAACCATAAACTCATTGTCATGCGCGGAGCCATAGACGTCTGTCCAGGCATCGGTCTTTGTACTGAACTTGCGACGGAAGAAGGCGATCTGCTCGCTGAACGGCAGCGAGCCATAGCTGACGTTACCGGCCATTCATTTCCTCCAGCAGATCGTTACGTCCTGCCAGGGCGGCAGCGGACATGGCTTCGCCCAGAATACGGGCATAGTCATCAAGCGACATATCGGGTATCAGCGCCGTCAGGCCGTCACGCAGCTCGTCGGCGGTCTCCGCTGAGTCGACCAGCGCTTTTATCTGATCGATCCAGCCGTCCATGACCGGGCGCAGTTCGGTATTAAGGCGACCGGCCATCAGTGTGGACGTGTCGTTATGGTCCGGGTAATGTTCCGCGAATGACGACGGCGCAGCGCCCCGGGGAACGGATACTGGTTCAGGCTTCTGCTCCCACTCGCCACCATAGGTCTCTTTAATGGTGGCCAGCGTCGGACGATAGCCAGTGGTCTCGCTGATGGTTTTGTCGCGCTCAGCCCGGTCTTTCAGGTCTTCCGCCTCTTCGAAGACGCGAGACACCACCGGCACTGCGGCATCGGGAAAATTAAACTCGGTAAACCATTTCCCCGGACCACGGTTCCATGACTCGCAGATAATATCGGCATCAGCCTTGACGATGGAATCCAGCACTTTGTCCTGCAGGGACTCGTTACCACCGATACCTTTTGCCGCACCGCCGGAGCTGGAGATCTGACCCACCGTCACGCGGCGGATGGCCTCATTCATCGCGTTGTACATCGCCTGGTAATCAGCCGCACCGGAACGGGCTGCTGACATCAGTTCGACGCTCATCCCCTCGGGCATAATGACGCCGCTGTCGGTCGAAATGGCCCGGGTCAGCGCCAGCAGGTTACGTTTCTGCTCCGGCGTGGCCCCTTCGGGGTGTTTCCCGGCGACGGTTGGCATTCCGAACTTGTCCAGGAAAATCAGCCAGAACTTGATATCGTTGCGCTTGAAGAACGTCGGCCAGTACAGCCAGTGCGCCAGCCCCAGACCGTAGGGTTCATCATCGTGATCTGCGCCGGTGGAAAATGACCAGAAGTACGGCCCCTCGCAGGGCTCACCGGCCATCATGTTCTGTGGGGTCAGCAGGCGCAGTTCGCCTTTAGGGCTGAAGCGGAAGCGGCGACGGTCGCGGACCTTAATGTCGTCAATCCACAGTAAATTATCCCGGACACCATAAATCAGCTCTGACACCGCATAACCATAGAACACGCCATAGTGCATCAGGCGGGTGATGCGGTCGAAGCCCAGCGCGTCTATCTGCTGGCGCATGGCGTCTGCCGCCTCGATATCCACCGGGCGTTCGCCTCCGGCCTCGACCTTAATCTCACGGGATATCAGCGCATCCTGCCGCTGGCTGAAGGCCGACTTGACCTCGTCGTCACTCAGTACCTCGCGGTAAATCTTCAGGTCAGGTGCGCCGCGATGCTGCAGAACGCTGTCATCGGATAATGCCAGCGCACCAATCCACGGGCGGGTAATATCGCGCCCGTCACCGGTCGAGGCAAACTCGCGCCCCAGTTCAGGACGTGGTGTGGCTGAGAGTTTTGATGGCATTTGTCTTTTTTGTTTTTTGCGACTCACAGGAATCCTCCAAAGTCATTAATGCCACGCACGGTACCGAATCCGGTGTCAGTGAATTCACCGACGCTGCTGCTGTCGCCGAAGCCTGACAGCACGCGGAAAATGTCGCGCTCGCCGGTGGACTCAAACGCTATCTCAGTGGCCAGATTCAGGGCGGCATAATTCGCCAGACAACCGGCAATCGCGGTATCGCCGTGACGCACCAGTTCGGGGTCTTTGAGGTCTTTTTTCTCCAGACTGGCCACCATTGGTACGCCATCGATGTTTTCCACTGCCCTCAGGTCCTGTGCCGTGTTCTCATCGCGCGGCAGGATGATCATGCTGTCCTCAAACAGACCGGTGAATTTTGGCATCCAGAAGCCGTACCACTTACGGTTCAGGGTGATTTCAGCTATACGCGGGCGACCATAGCGGTCGGCGGTGTACTCTGCTAGCACCATACCCGGTCCGGTGGCATCCATCGCGCCGCCTGACTGGCGGGGAAGATGCTCGATGATCCAGAACAAAATCTGCTGCTGCAGCGCCGACGGCACGTTGTTCAGCTCCAGCAGGAACGGGACGTCACGACACAGGTTCTGCATGATGGCCATCGGTACGATGGAGGAAAAGTGACGGTGTCGGGCGAAGTCCATACCAAACACGTGGCGCAGCTCCGGGTTCAGGGTTTCAGCCATCACCGGACGCAGCTCCCTGTCAATCCAGTCATTACCCCATGCGGCACGTTCCGCCTCTGTCATATGGATAAAATCATCATCCAGCGCGAGACGGATGACGGGCCGTTCCTCCGGCATGGCCCGCTCGATCCAGACACCGGGAATACAGATACCGTTACCGTCACGCGGGATGGCGTCCAGCTCTTCGCGCATGGCCGCTTTACGCGGGCCATAGGCGTTGCGGATGCGGTTATACCAGGTCTTTTTCCCCTCGACGGTTGCCGCTTCGTCCTTCATCGCGCAGACCCGCTCGTACAGGCCGTTCGTCACTGCATCATCGAAGGTGATACGTAACACGGCGGCATCGTCACCGTAGCGCCCCTCTTCAATATCCTTACAGAACTGGTGGAACGGGTTATTTTTGCCGTTCTCTGAGCTGATGACCACAATACGCCCGCCCCAGATAAGCAGCGCGGTGGCCGCATCCAGTACCCCCTGAACGTCAGCATGGAATGCGGCTTCGTCGATAATGACGACGCCCTGAAGACCACGGATGTTGGCAGGTCGGGAAGAGAGCGCTGCTACCTGGAACCCGCTGGCGAAGCGGACACGATAGGCCGCAATCATCCGGGTATTACCCTGTTCGTCCTGGTCTTCGAAAAGGAACTCTTCAATCGCTGAGACGTCCTGCGCCTGCTGGGCTGCGATGACGCGGGCGAACTTGGCCACGTAGCCAATGAACTCCAGCCCTTTCTCTTTGGTATCACCGATGTAGTAGACGTTGTCGCCGCCAGCGGCTTTCTGTGCCCCGGCTATCAGGGTCGAGTTAAGCCCCCAGGCGAAGGTGATACCGGTACGCCGCCCCTTCGGGATAGCCAGAATGGACACATCAAATTTGAGGCATTCCACCTGGTGGGCCATCAACACACCGTCGGCAAACGGGTTGAAGCCGAACGGGATTTCCCGGGCCCGCGCCGGAAGCTCATCCCATTCAACGGTACGGATAGTGGACGCTAATGGTTTCATCACTTGATCCCCAGCACGCGCTCACGCCAGAACTGCACCTGGTCTTCGCTTAACCCCTGCGCTCTGGCCGTCTCTTTCAGATTCTCTTCCTGCTCGTGCAGCAGCCGCTCACGGGCGGCACGCTCAATCTCGCGGCGCTCATCGAGGCTGGCCTTACGCGACTGCAGGACGTCTTTGGCGGCACGGGCAAGATGGCGCACCGTGTCGATGTCCGGGTCCTCGGCCTGCTGAGCGGTAAAGGCGGCATGGGTGGTGAGCGTGGTGACGGCCTGAACCATCAGGGCACCGGCGCGTTCGTCCGGATTCTCTCCCAGCTCACTGACCAGCAGGCGGGCCATCTGGTCCTGCTCGCGCATGCGACTGACCATTTCGCCAAACGTCTGCTTATAACGACCCAGCGCACTGCGGCTGGGTGCGTCCTCGCCCGGGAAGTGTTCGTGGATATCGGCCAGCAGCTCATCCAGCGTCATACGGTCTTCCCGCAGACGGCGCTCGATATGGGCGCGGACGTCAGGCTCCAGACGGTGAATCGTGGACTTTCTTCCCATATCAGCCTCCCGCGCCGGGACGCTTCACACCAGGCACAATCGCCCGACCCGCAGCTACATCAGCGCCGCGTTCGGTCAGGCGGGCAACCAGCACCGTCCCGATATCTTCAACCGTCACCAGACCCTGCTCTTCAAGCCAGCGCAACTCTGATTTGATCTGATCGCGGCTGGGGGCGTGGCCATAGCGGGTCAGCGCCTGGTAAATGACGGAACTGTTGGAGCTGTAACTCGGCATCTCGGACAAAAAACGCAGCATGACGAGGCGCTGGTCCTCACGCAAAAAACTGGCAAAGTTCATGGGTCCTCCGTTATTTCTTCTGCAGCAGATAGGCTTCGATATTCTCAGTACGACGATAGGTGGCCGCTATCTGCTCCTGCATCCCGTGCATCTGGGCTTCAGTACGGCTCAGTTTTGCGATGAGTTCGGTGATTTGCGACTGCGTTGGCACCGATTTTATCTGTGCCTCAACGGTGGTGATGCGGGTACGCAGCTCCAGCAATTCCTTCTGGCTGGCGGACTGACGACCAATCAGCCAGGTATAGACACCGACTACCGCCATCACTGCCCATTGCAAAAATGCCCAGTCGAATCTCAGTTCATTTATTCCCACAGTTACCCTCCTGGGCACACTTGATGACTTCAACCAGCTGACCGGCGCACAGGCCGTACTGGTCATATAACTGCTTCTGAGCCACCGCGAGATCGTCCATACCGCTACTTGCCGGAAACACCGGACGAGGGCATGGTACGGCCATCCTCGCTGGCAAGACCCGAGGAAGCGGCTGTTGCTGCTCTCTCCCGGGCTCCGGCGAGTTCCTGCATGACGTCAGCATCAAACCTGCAACCAGCACGACTGGCAGCGTTCTTTTTGAGAGCCTCACGAATGGCCTCCGTAGATTTTTCATCCGCCTGCTGGCGGGCGTTGATTTGTTGTGCCAGTAACGTACTGGCCTGATTCGCCTGCGCAGTCAGTTTCCTGGCCCCGTCGATAAACTGATTCAGGGAGTCGGCAGCCTGCTGAGTCTTCTGATTCGCGACCTCAATGCGCACATCCGCTTCCCCACGCTCGTATCCCTGACGCCAGATAAACCAGACCGAGCCCAGCATCAGCGCTCCCCACAACAGATAACGGGCGATCACCTTCACCCAGTCAGTCAACTTCATGGCATTCTCCCGGACCCCAGCCCGCCGCCAGATAAAGCGGTTGCCAGGTGTAGATGATTTTCAGGGGATAGCCCCGGTTCTCGCGAAAGTTGGCAGCGCTGCGGCCCGTATTCACCTTTTCGACCTGATTCCAGTAACGACTGGCATCCAGCCCACGACTGCTGGCCAGCTTCCGGTCTTTCTGGACCCATCCCAAACCGCCGTTATAGGCCGACAGCGCAAAAGCCATGCGGTCACAGTCGCTGGCGGTACCGGTGATACGTTGCCAGTGCCAGCGGTTGTACTGCACCAGCGCCCGCATGGCCCACGACGGGTTGTAAGGCTGATGGCCTTTCAACTCGGCGGGATAAATACCGGCAATCCAGCTGCTAGTCGCGGGCATGAACTGCGCCAGCCCCTGAGCCCCGACTGGCGAACGGGCGTGAGCTTTCCACTGTGACTCCTGATGGATTTGGGCGGCGAAGGTGGACACCGGAGCATTGAGCCCCCAGACAGCACGGGCATTGCGGGTCAGCTCGCGCTGGTATTGCCGGGCCTCAACCGGAATGCTGGCCGCAAGGACCGGATGGCACCCGCTCAGCAGGCAAATCAGGATGAAGAACAGCGCGAGTCGGTTCATCGTCAGAGCCCCATCGTCACGCCGAGGCAGATCGCCGCGACAATTAACGCCCGGCGAATCAGGACCACAGCGAAAATCAGCTCATAGCCTTTTGCGACGGGATGCTCAGGGCCGCTGTAATACTCAATGCCGCTAAAAGTGCTAATTTTCCGGGTGTTTTTCTTTTTCCAGTCATTAGCTAGGTACCCCCCTGGGCTTGCATAAGGAAACAAAGCCCGATCAAGGTGGTAGCCGAGGATGGCAGCGATGGAAACCAGAGACAGCTTATACAGCGTGACGCCAAGCTGTTCGGGCGAAATGATGGCGATAGCAGACAGCAGAGCAACGGCGAGGATGATCCAGTTGCGCAGCCGCTGGTTACGGACTTTGTAAAGTAGTGACATGGAAACTCCTGTGATCTGAATGAGAGCAGAATAAACAGGAGTCAGTTTGTGATGTTAGCGGGGACGATGTAATTTGCCCCCGGGCAGATTATGCGGGATAACTGCTCATCAAAGATGAAAGTTCACAGATGGGTGTTTAGACAAAACGGTCATCACTAACGCTCAGAGGTAAATGAAATAGTAATTTTTAAAGGGAGTGTTAGAAATTCTGTGTCATTCCAGTAGTATACAATCAAAAAGGAATGACATATGTCCCAAACCTTCGATTTCGACAAAGCGCTTAAAGCCCTCCAGTCCGGTCAGGCACTCACCGGCAAAGATGGCATCTTAACGCCATTAATCAAACAGTTAACTGAAGCCGCTCTGGCCGCTGAACTTGACTCTCATCTGGCTCAGG